GCAGGCAGGCAGGCAGGCAGGCAGGCAGGCAGGCAAAAAATAATTCGCAGCCCCTATTGCAATGTGCAGCGGTCGCACGTATATAGGTAGGGCAAGGCAGTAACGCCTTGCCCGCGCCTTGCCCGAGGGCCGCGCGGAGACCCTAGCAACGGAGACTACTATGACCAAGACAGCAAAGACCGCCCCGACCCTGACCGCGACCGCGACCGCTCCCGCCGGAGCTCCGGTCAGCAATGCCGCTTCCGTCCCCGCCCTGATGTCCTACGTCGTCGTTCACGTCGCCGTGCGGACCACCGGAGTCGGAGCAAGCGTGGCGCGGAAGACCGCCGGATACGCGGTCGGCCGGACGCTCCAGGAGTGCCGCGTCGCAGGCATCACCGCGGCGGACGTCCAGTGGGACATGCCGCGCGCGAACGTGGTCATCGCCGCTCCCGGTACTCCGGCGGCGGACGCGGCAATCGCAGCGCTCGCAGGCAACGCGACCGCCAAGGACAGCGCGACCGTCTCGGCCGCACTCCCGGCCCTGATTGCGGCACAGAAGGCAGCGTTCGTTCCGCGCGGCACGAAGCTTCCGGCGCGCGTGGAGTAAGGCAACGAGTCGGGCGCGGGGGAACACCTCGCGCCCAACATTTAAGCAAATGCCCGAGGTCCGGGCGGGCTGGGGTCTGGGCTACGCTCCAAATAGTTTTTCCCCAAATTGGAATTCACTGCATATTGCAGCACTCTCACCAAGGACCTTGCACCTCCACCCAACCTCCGCTATACTGCCGACAGCACCCCTGAACCCGAGACCCCAGAGCATGGACGACGCAGTACGCGCACAAATCGCTGACCAGTTAGCGTCCCTCCCGCCAGACCAGCTGGAGGCCATGCACCGGCGATACGAGTGGCTACAGACTGCCCGCCCCGACCAGCTACCGCCGGAGGACTACTTCGTGTGGCTGCTGATGGCGGGCCGGGGAGCCGGGAAGACCCGCTCCGGGGCCGAGGACGTCTGGTGGGACGCCTACACCCGCGACATCCGGGTCGCCGTGCTGGGACCCACCCTGCCCGACATTCGCAAGACGGCCTTCGAGGGCGAGTCCGGGCTGCTGGCCCGGATACCGTCCAGCCTCATACTCAACTACAACCGAACGTCCCTGGAGCTCTGGACCCGGACCATCTCCGGCGGATCGAGCTACTACGTCGGATACTCGGCGGAGGAACCCGAGCGTCTGCGAGGTCCCCAGCATCACATCGCGTGGTGCTTGGTCGGCGAGACTATGGTCGACACACCTGCCGGACCGCGCAGGATCGATAGCATCATTCCCGGGGATCTGGTCTGCACACGTGTCGGACCCAGAGTCGTAACACACGTATCCTCCCGCCCTGCCGAAGTGCGGACTGTAAACATGGTGGGACCAAACTTGCATCCTACCATGTTGTGTGGTAGTCTTAATCATCCGGTGCTCACTCGTCGCGGGTGGGTGCCTCTGGGTGATTTGGAGGTGGGCGAATGTGTGATAGGTGCGTCACTTACGCGGGTGAAGTCTGGCACAAGTACGGTGATGGGTATTATGAGGGACGCCTTGGGCGGCTCCACAGGTTCGTTTGGCGGAACGAGGTTGGTGAAATACCTGAAGGGCATGAGATCCACCACAAAGATCGCAACATCGACAATAACTCAATTGAAAACCTGGATTGCCTCAGCAAGTCTGAGCATCGCAGACTCCACTGTATTGAGGAAGGGGTTGAGCCTTTGCGAACAGACTGGACCAAGGTCCCTGTACGGGAGGTCAGGTGTACAGACTGCGGAGCTTCTGTATTCAGGAAGAAGCCTGGAGACGCAGTCTGTGGACGATGCCAGATGCGTAGAGCAGACGAAAAGCGCAAGACAGAGAAAATCTGCTGGCACTGTGGGTCACAGTTCCTCTCGCGAAGTGGAAACTACTGTTCTCAGCGTTGTGTCAATTACGGAGCCAGAGGGAACCGCCCGTATAGTGTACGACCTCAGGGTGGAGGAAGCGCATGAGTTTATCGCCAACGGTGTAGTCGTTCACAACTGTGACGAGCTCGGAGCCTGGAACCCCAAGAAGGCTCAGGACGTGTGGGACAACCTCCTGTTCGGTCTCCGTCTCGGCCAGAACCCTCGCATCGTCGTAACGACTACCCCCCGCACGACCCCCCTGCTCCGCAACATCGTAAAGGACCCGACGACCCGCATCTCGCGAGCCAGCACCTTCGCGAACAAGCACCTGCCGGAGAGTATCCTGAGGAAGTTCCGGGAGAAGTACGAGGGCACTCGCCTCGGTCGACAGGAGCTGGAGGCCGAGCTGCTGGAGGACGTGGTCGGCGCTCTGTGGGTCGACGAGGACATCCTCCACACTGACGTCGACTACGACTGGGAGCAGGACGACATCGCGCGCATCGTCGTGGCGGTGGATCCCTCCGGGTCCTCGGGCGACAGCATCGGCATCGTCGTGGCTGGACTCAGGGTCGACGGGAGCTACGTCGTTCTCGCGGACCGGACGATCGACGGCTCTCCGGCCGAGTGGGGTCGCGCTGCGGTGGCCGCGTACGAAGACTTCGGAGCGGACAGACTCGTGGCCGAGGTCAACTTCGGCGGAGCCATGGTGGAGGCGGTCATTCGCAATACGAGCGAGGACGTGTCGTATCAGGAGGTCCGGGCCTCGCGCGGCAAGATCGTGCGGGCCGAGCCGATAGCCGCTCTGTACGAGCAGCACAAGGTCACGCACGTCCGCGGACTGGTGGAGCTCGAGAAGCAGATGATGCTGATGACCAACGAGGGATACGTGGGCGACGGATCGCCCGACAGAGTTGACGCGCTGGTGTGGGCACTCACTGCCCTCAGCAAGAAGCGCAGTCGCAAGGAAACGAGTCTAGCCGTAGACGGCGAGAGAAAGGCTGCGTGACGCATGGGCCGCAATCCTAAGAACTTCACCGAGATCGGCGTAGCCGGAGGCTACGACTTCAGGTTCGGTATCCGCACGGAGGACACGATCGTCGCTCTGCGCGGGCAGAACGGAATCAAGCGCCTCCGCGAGATGCGGGAGAATGATCCTACGGTCGGAGCAATTCTCATCGCAATCGACATGCTCGTTCGCGGCGCTCAGTGGGTGTTCCGTCCGGCTGACGACTCCCCCGCCGCCGCCGAAGCCGCCAAGTTCGCTCAGGACTGTCTGGACGACATGGACTTCACCTTCGAGGAGTTCCTCAGCGACGTGACGTCCATGCTTCCGTACGGATTCAGTCTGTTCGAGATGGTGTTCAAGCGGCGCGCGGACGGGCGCATCGGTATCCGCAAGCTGGGACCTCGGGCTCAGTGGACCATCGAGCTGTTCGACGTAGACTCCGGCGGGGTGCTCAAGGGCGCGTGGCAGCAGACGTACACGGGCGGATCGCGGGTCTACCTTCCGGCGGACAGAATCCTACTGTTCCGGACGACCTCGGCCAACTGCGATCCCGCCGGACGCAGCATCCTGCGGAATGCGTACAAGTCCTATCTGTACGCGACACACATTACCGAGTACGAGGCCGTCGCCATCGAGCGGGAACTGAACGGTCTTCCGGTGGGGCGCATTCCGTCGGACTATCTGCTCGCGGGTGCAAGCCCGGAGAAGCAGGCTTTCGCAGAAAAGTTCCGTCAGATCCTGCGCGACGTGAAGAAGAATGCTCAGGGCTACGTCCTGCTTCCCAGCGACTTGCAGGAGGACGAGGACGGCAAGCTGTCCAGCACCTATCAGGTCGAGTTCGAGCTGCTGGCGAGCAAGGGTTCGCGCGACATCGACACGAGCAAGGTGATCATGCGTCATCAGGGCGACATCGCGCGCACGGTTATCGCTGACTTTATGATGCTGGGACAGAACGACCGAGGCTCTTACGCCATGAGCAAGTCCAAGTCGGACGTGTTTATCAAGGGTATCCGCAGCTTCCTCAACAGCGTCGCCAGCCCCATCAACCGCAAGCTCCTCCCCGCTCTGTGGGAGGCGAACGGCATGGACCCCGCCCTGATGCCCAAGATTGCGTACGAGAGTGTCGCACCCGTCGACCTTGACGAGCTGGGCAAGTTTGTTCGGTCTCTGGCTCTGGCGGGGGCGCAGATCTTCCCCAATACCGAGCTGGAGAACGCGGCTCTGTCTGCTGCCGGACTACCTGAGCGGACGATACCCACACAGCAGGACGATAAAGTTCTAGGAGAGGACGACTGATGCCGTACAACACACCCTCAGAGCTGCCGCAGTCCGTACGCAACGCCATCCCGAGCGCCAACGGAAAAGAGATGTTCCGCAGAGTGGTCAACAGTCAGCTCGCGGACGGAAAGTCGGAGTCTGTCGCGTTTGCCTCGGCTTGGGCCGCGCTCCAGCGGGCGGGCTACGAGAAGACTGACGGCGAGTGGATCAAGAAGTCCAGCGGAGCCGTGCCGACCTACGCCTTCCGTCCGGTACTGAACGCCGAGGAAGTCATGGCGTGGGCGCAGGAGAATGGTATATCACCTACACTCGAGCCTGATGACATGCACGTCACTGTCGTCTACTCGCGCACACCATTCGCGCCCGACTATTATCTGGCGGAGGCGTCGGCAGACTATGCGAGCATGTGGGCCGACCGCAGGATCGTGCGCGGAGGCAAGCGGTCACTGGCGCGGCTGGGCAAGAGCGGGGAGGCACTCGTTCTTAAGATTGAGTCGCTCGAACTGGTAGATGAGTGGCTCTGGCACCGCAAGGCCGGGGCGTCGTGGGACTACGACGTGTATCAGCCTCACGTAACTCTGTCTTACTCGGCGGACCCTGCGACCGACTACTCCGGAATCGAGCCGTTCGACGGCGACATCGTTCTCGGGCCGCTCGTGTACCGCCCACTGGACCCGAACTGGAAGTCTGGTGTGGTGGAAAAGACCGAGCCGACCAATGACGATGTTCATGTTCCGTCGGCTGACTGGAGTCGCCGTCGCCGTCGCCGCGTCAGCAAGGCGGAAGGCTACTCCCCGCCCGAGTCGGCCAAGAACAACGCCAAGCGAGCAATCGCCTGGAAGGAAGAGCACGGAGACGAAGTCAAGGGAGGCACTCAGGTCGGCTGGACGCGCGCGCATCAACTCGCCAGCGGAGAGCGTCTCAGCCTCAGCACCGTGAAGCGCATGGCGCAGTTCAACCGCCACCGCAAGAACTCGGAGGTCGCGCCGGAGCACAAGGGTGAACCCTGGAAGGACGCTGGACATGTCGCGTGGCTGCTGTGGGGCGGCACCACGGGCGTAGACTGGGCCAAGGGCATTGCTGAGCGATTACAGAAGCGCCAAGTGACCGACGACCTGTTTACCGACATGCTCGGAGCGATGGCGCGCTCCGTCGACATTGGTCTAGACGGCGAGATTCACGCAGTCTTGATGGACGGACAGCTCTACTATCGTCCCGGCGAGGACGAGGATGACTACGGTGCAAATGGGGACTTGCTAGACAGTGCAATCCGTGCTATCCTCACCACCGTGATGGATAAATCGAGCAACATCAACTCCTCCGTCAGTATCATTAAGACGGACGACGAGCAAAGGATCGTGTGGGGGTGGGCTTCCGTCGCTACCGAAAACGGGGAGCCTGTCTTCGACGTTCACGGTGATCACATCCCCATGGAAGAACTCACGAAGGCCTCGGTAGATTTCATGAGGAACTATCGCGTAGGCAAGCGAGAGCACTACGGCGAGCAGACCAGCGAAGTTATCGCCATGCTGCCTCTCTCTAAGTCTCTGGCCGATGCTCTGGGTATCGAGACGAGTCGCGAGGGCTTGATCGTAGGTTTCAAGGTCTACGACGACAAGACCTGGACCGACATCAAGTCAGGCGATCTGCCCGCATTCTCCATCGGTGGAAGAGGTGAGTTACATGCGGCGGAGTAAGCGAAACATTGTCAAGAATCTGGTCTTGAGTGAGATCAGTCACGTTAGTGATCCCGCGAATAAGGGGTCGGCTGTCGTGCTGTGGAAGATGGCTAATACAACGGAAGGAGGGGATCACATGAATCCCGAGGAACTCGCGAAGAAGCTCGAGGAGCTCGAGACTCAGGTCTCCGAGCTCGAGAAGTCCAAGATGGACTACGAGACCAAGTACAACAAGATGATGGACGCCATGAAGAAGGCGGGCATGAAGATGGAAGAGAAAGACGGCGAGATGATGATCTCGAAGTCTGCTCAGCCCGTCGAGGAGTTCCTGGACATCGGAGGCGAGAAGATCGCCAAGTCCACCATCCCCGCGCCCGTTCTGGCTCAGCTGGAGAAGTCGGCCAAGGAGGCCGAGGATCTTCGCAAGGCCGCTCAGCACGTCGAGCTCAAGAAGCGCGCGACCGAGCTGGTTCCGAACATGGCTGGCACAGAGGATCACAAGGCTGCTCTCGTCAAGGCTGTCGACTCCATCGAGGACGAGACCGTCCGGGAAGAGGTAGTGAAGTCTCTCAAGGCAGCCGACGCAGCCGTCAAGAAGACGTTCGAGGAGCGCGGCTCCGATCACGTCGACGAGACGTCCGCAGCCGCCCGCCTCGAGAAGATGGCGACGGACTACGCTGCCGAGAAGAACGTGACGTATCACACGGCCTTCGCGGAAGTGATCAAATCGGGCGAGGGACGCAAGCTCGCGGCCGAAGCCCAGAACCGCAACTGAGCCTGAGGAGTATAACAGATGGCTTTCGAGGAAAACAAGATCTCTGTGACCCTCCCGGCAAGCGGGAATCTTTCGGCGTCGCAGTACTGCTTTGTCGAAGTTAACTCGAGCGGTCAGGTCGCTCTGGTTGGCGACGGAGCCCACGCTGACGGCATTCTGCAGAATGATCCAGCCGCTGCTGGTCGCGCTGCCGAGGTTGCCATCGGCGGTATCGTGAAGGTGAAGTGCGGTGGTGTCGTGACTCGCGGTGGTCCCGTTGGTTCCGACGCTGCTGGCAAGGCCGTCAATGCCGCCGAGGATGACATCATTCTCGGAACTGCTCTCGAGACAGGTGCCGATGGTGCCGTCATCGCGATGCTGTTCCATCCGCGCGGCGCTGTGCCAGCCACCTGATAGCATCGACCTGAACAGGAGAACAGGATATGACGACCCCCACCAACGCACAGGTTCATGTCGATGCCGTGCTGACGAACATCAGCATTGCATTCATGCAGAACCGCAACAACTTCGTCGCCGGTCGGGTGTTCCCGAACGTTCCGGTGTCGAGGCAGTCCGACCGCTACTACACCTTCGATCGCGGCGACTTCAATCGCGACGAAGCCCAGGTCCGCGCACCTGGAGCAGAGTCGGCCGGGACCGGGTTCAATCTGGACAACACGCCGACCTACTACGCTCCGGTCACCTCGTTTCACCACGACGTTCCGTGGCAGACGATGGCGAACGCTGACGCAGTGCTGAACCTCACGCAGGCCGCGTCGGAGTTCGTCATGCAGAAGCTGCTGATCCGCAAGGAGGTCGACTGGATGTCGAAGTACTTCGCGGGAGGCGTGTGGACGTTCGATTACGATGGCGTGGCCTCCTCGCCATCGAGTGATGAGGTTATTCAGTGGTCTGACCAGACCGACGGTGATCCCATCGGTGACCTCCGCGACGCGAAAACTGCGATCATGCAGTCGACGGGCTTCGAGGCGAACAAGCTGGTAATCGGTCGTCAGGTGTACGACGCTCTCGTTGACCACCCCGATATCGTCGACCGCGTGAAGTACTCGGGCGGCGTCGGCAACGGCAATCCGGCTCGCGTGTCGCGCGAGGCTCTGGCGATGCTGTTCGAGGTGGACGAGGTTGTCGTGTCGAACGCCATCCAGAACACCGCTGCCGACTCTCTGACCAACTCCCACTCGTTCATCGGTGGTAAGAAGGCTCTGCTGACCTACGCAGCTCCGACTCCGTCGCTGATGGCTCCCTCGGCTGGCTACACGTTCTCGTGGACCGGCTACCTGAATCAGGGCAACGAGTTCGGTATCGCCATGAAGCGCATCCCGATGGAGCTGAAAGAAGCCGATCGCGTCGAGGGCGGCATGGCCTTCGACCACAAGCTGGTTGCGGCCGATCTCGGCTTCTTCTGGGACACGATCGTAGCCTGATCCGAGGAGGACTGACGAATGGCCCGACGACTCGTCGAACGCACCTTCGATCCAAAGAAGCCTCTGGTGGCTCGGCGCAGTTTCACTGCGTCGGGTCGCCGTTTCAGCGTTGGCGACGCGTTCGACTGGAAGCACATGGCCGTCGCTCGGCGCAGAGTAAACCAGATGTTCGAGGCTAACCTCGTCGGACATCCGGAAGACGGGGGCGGAGATCCTCCCCCCGCCTCCGTCGCATCTTCGGTAGTCGAGCAGGAAACAACTACTGTTCCCGACAATACCGATCTCGATGTAGACAGCCTCGCCGCTCTGCAGGAGATTGCCAGAGCTGAGGGAGCACCCATCAAAACATCTAAGGTCGCCCAGCGAGAGGCGATTACTGCACACAGAGGGACGTGAGCATGGTGTGGTCGTACGGCGGCAGGCCCGGAATGGGAAACCAAGTGTCGCGGGTCGACGCCGTGCGCCACCTCGTCGGCGACGTAGACTCCTCGGATCAGCAGGTGCAGAACGAGGAGATTATTTTCTCGCTCTCACAGGCTTCCGACGAAATCTACGGTGCCGCCGCACTCACTTCTCGTGCGATAGCCGCCAGATATGGCAGACTGGTAGACAGCGCCGTCGACCAGACTGGCATCCAGGCGAGTTACTCTCAGCGTCAGCAGCACTACATGGACCTCGCGTTCGAGCTGGAGAGGCAGGCCAAGAAGTATGGCGGAGCATCTCTCGGCGTACCTTCTGCCGGTGGACTGAGTCGCTCCGAGGTTCAGTCCGTAGAGAGCGACGACGACCGTGTTCCGTCGATGTTCGTGATCGACGCCCTGCGCGAGACTCGACAAGATGAACATCCGGAGTGAACTAGCCAGGACCGCGCGGACCACCGTGAGGGAATACGGGGAGAAGATGACGCTTCGTCGCTCCTCTTCCGGCAGCTACGACGTCGACACGGGCGAGAACAACATAACTCACACAGAATACTGCGCTCGCGTCGCATTCGCGCGAGAAAATCGCGACGAGACGAGTAATCTGACCCGCAGCGAGCAGAGGCGGGCCTACGTTGCTCTCGACGACTGTCAGACCATCGACACGAACGACGTCATCGTGGGGGCGGGGAGCAGTATGAAGGTGTCGCAAATTCACGACGTCTTCTACGGCGACGACGGGGGTCTCTTGTGCGTCTGCACCCTGCAAGGATGACTTGCTCTCTGCGCAGATAACGTGTATGATACCACCAGGAGTGCAGACATGCTGAAGACACAGTTCAGAACCATTGACAGACGAACCAGCGAGGCTCGGGCCATCGCTGCCGTCGACGATGCTCTGGGCACCCTTCACAGGCGCGCAGTTCAGCACATGGTCGAGCGAGTGGTCGCCTACAGTCCGGTAGACACGGGCACCTACATGGACTCCCACAACGTTCGGGAAGGTCGCACCGGTGCGTCAGCCACAGAGTCGTCGCACAGAAAACCAAGAGAGCAGTCCTACTCTCAGCACGCTGCCGAGGCTCTGGATCGGATGACTGGACAGGTAGAGTCTCTGGGTGACTCCCGGGCAGCAGTCGTCGCGAACGACGCTGTCCACGCCAGATTCGTCGAGTATGGTACGAGCAAGACGTTCGGATACATGGTGTACTCTCGCGCCAGAGAGGATACGAAGGAATTTATTCGGGGTATGGTCGCGGAGATGCAGCTATGAGCGTCATGAACGAGATCAGAGCCGCGCTGGAGAACCACCTTCGGACCATGCCCGGAGTGCCCCCGATCGCCACGCCGAATATGAAGTTCGACCCCGACGAGGACACTCTATTCGTTCGCGCGCAGTTCGTACCGAGGATGCGACGTCCAGACGTTCGCGGGCCGCAGCCGACGCAGCGTTACGAGGGTTTCTACAACGTTCTGATCTGCTCGCCAACCTACCGCGGCGAGGGGCCGGGGCTTTCCATGGCAGACTCTATCTTGTCTCGCTTCGACGCGACGACTGCTATCTCGCGCGGAGGTGTGGTGATTCGAGTAGACTATGCCGAGCTCGGACTCAACTACCTCGACACACCCTTCTTCTGTACTCCAGTCGTCGTGAGCTGGTACACCTATCACTAAGGAGATGACTATGGCCTGTTCTCAAGGTTCGAATACCCGGCTCGCGTACGTCGCAGAGAGCGTCTACGGAACCACGCCCACCACCCCGACTCTGATTAACCTGCCGTATCGGACGCACAGTCTCGATCTGCAGAAGACTTACATCGAGTCTAATGACATCCAGGGTGACCGCATCCCCCGCAACTCGCGCCACGGCACGAAGTCGGGGGTGGGTTCCGTCGAGGTAGATCTTCGTCGCGGGAGCTACGACGCTCTTCTGGAGTCTGCACTGATGGGAGCCTGGAACTCCGACGTTCTTAAGGTCGGCAGCACCTCGAAGTTTTTCACCTTCGAGGACCAAGCCACCGACATCACCCAATACCGCGCCTTTAAGGGCATTACGGTCAACTCACTCAACGTCAGTGTCGCACCTGATCAGATGGTGCAGGCGACGTTCAATATGCTCGGCCGCGACATGACTCAGGCAATCACGTCTGTGTCGGGGTCTGCACCGACGGCTGACGACGGATACGAGCCGTTCGACTCCTTCGGGGCCGTTCTGGAGGGTGGTTCAGAGATAGGCATTGTCACTTCGCTCGAGTTTACGGTCGACAACTCTCGAGCCAACGTGCCTGTCATTGGTTCGCAGCTTTCTGCCTGTGTGGACTACGGCAACGCCGTCGTCACAGGAACCATGACTGTTCGCTATCAGAACAAGACACTGATCGACAAGTTCTTGGACGAGACTGCCAGTTCTATCAGTGTCACGGTCAGCGATGCTCTTGGTACAAGCTCTCTTCAGTTTGTGTTCCCGAGCGTGAAGTACAACGGAGCTGCTGTTCCGGTAGCTAACCCTCAGGGTCGCGTAATGACACTACGAGTCCGAGGGCACGAACCTGAAGATTATTCGCGACTACGCAGCCTAATCCGCTCCGGCGGATAATAGGGGCGGGAGACTTTGTCGGGGAGCCTCCCGCCCCACCCCGACACACCTCGACAGGAGACTAGAGATGGACCTGATCTCACTCGAAGTTAAGAGCGACACTACGACGATCGTACTCTACCACCCGGTGGACAATGTTCCGATCAAGAACGACGACGATACTGAGATGACTGTCACCATCCACGGGAAGTACAGCGCCAAGTATCGCGAAATCCAGCAGAGCCAGCAGAATGCTCGCCTCAAGCGCGCCGAGCGCGGGGGGAAGATGAAACTCACTGCCGCAGAGCTTCTGGCGGACCGTCTGGACCTGACCGTGGGCTGCGTGGATAGCTGGACTATTCAGCTGAACGGCACCACCCCGGACTGCACTCCTGAGGCTATCCGCACCATCTTTACTCGGTTTCCGTGGATGCGCGAGCAGATCGAGGCGGAGATGGAGGACACTCAGGCTTTTTTGACCGCCTGACCGAGACTCTGATCGAGTACGCCGAGAAGAGGTTTGCTCTCGACGAGTTAGTCGAGGGCATACCACTCAGAGCTCACCTCGAGCAGGAGGAGAAGGTCACGGGCCAGACACCACCCGAGCTAGATATGCCAGACTTCCCTGACGTTGCTCGGCACGTTTGGGACCACTTTCTGTCTATACATCAGGGGCGGACGTATGGTATAAATGGGCCAAACCCCATCAGCTATCAGGACATCGAGTCCTGGACCAGACTGATGGGGTGGACGCTCGGCGCGTGGGAGATCTCTGCCATCAAGAGGCTCGACGCGGCGTTCCTGAGCAAGAGAGAGGAGCCTGAGAATGGATCTGGGTGAGATTGGCGTTATCCTCGTAGCCGAGGGAGAGGCCGAAGCCAGAGCAGCCATCGAAAGGTTCGTCCGCGCCAGAGACTCGGCAGTTCGCTCCATGGACGAGGCGGCGCAGCGAGAAGTTCGCGCCGCCGAAGCCATCGAGCGAGCCATTCAGCGCGAGATACGCGAGTACGAGAATCTTGTCAAGACTGCCTCCAGTCTGGAGCGGGCATACGAGGATCTCGTCGCATCGTTCAACCCGCTCAACAGAGCTCAGCTACAGTATGCTCGGAACATCGAGATGCTGGACGCGGCTCTCGAGTCCAACGTCATCAACGAGCAGCAGAGAGCGCGGGCCATGGAGCTCCTGCGACAGCGCATGGAGTCCGCCGTCGAGGCCGAGAAGACTGCTGACATACAGCGGATGTCAGCAGCTATGGCCGAAAATACGCGCGAGATACAGAACGCTCAGGCAGCTTACGACAGACTTCTCGGCAGCATGGACCCTGTTCTCGCGGCCAATCAGAAGTATGAGCGCGGAATCGACGTCCTCAACATGGCCGAGGCGAAGCGCGTCATCACGGTGGAGGAGCGTCTCGCCGCCGAGAAGCGCCTGGAGGCTCAGCTGGCGAAGGACATCACTTCGGCTCAGGCGGCGCAGTCCCGCAGATCGAATCAGGAGCTGGACAGAAGCAAGCAGGCTCACGCAGCTCTGGTGGGAGAACTAGACCGCCTTCGTGCGTCTACCAATGTTCAGATCAGACAGCAGCAGCTCTACGACCAAGCTATCAAGACCACCACCCGCGCCGTCAAGGCCAGGATTATCTCGGAGCAGGAGGCTGGTCGAGTGATGGAGGACGTGCGCCAGAAGATGGCGTCCATGGGTCACGTCGTCAACCAGAACGGGGAGGTGATGTCTCGCGCGGATACTGCATATCAGCGGTGGGCGCGCGGCGGCTTGCAGAACGCAGGTTATCAGGTGGCTGACTTCGCGGTGCAGGTGCAGGGCGGCACGAGTGCGGTGGTCGCCTTTGGTCAACAGGCTCCGCAGCTTTTGGGCACCTTCGGTGCGGCTGGTGCGGTCGCAGGTGCTTTCGTCGCCATTGGTGCGGGTTTGGTCAACTATTTTATTCGGGCATCGGGGGAAGGGCGCAAGCTCAGCGAGGTAATGGGTGATCTGACCCAGTCCATCGACGACTATGCCCAGAGTGCAGAGCGTCTTCGCGACGAGGACTTGGCCCTCGAGTTTGGCAACATGACGAGCGAGGTACAACGCCTGACTCGAGCGACTATTGCTCTGGACCGTGCTTCTGCACTCGCCAATCTGTCGGCTTCGATCAAGGCACTCGTGGAAGAAACTACGGAACTCGATTTTGGTCAGAGCGTTGCTAATCGACTGACTAGAATGTTCGCTGGTGTCGAGGGTATGTCTTATCAGTTGGAACAAGGCTTCCGTTCAGCAAATTTTGGAGAACTAGGTCTTGGTATCGGTTACGACGTATTTAGGGGCATGATGGGAGGCATTACCGCCTCCGCCAATCGCGGAGACGTAGAAGCGACGGCTCGCCAGCTTACAGACATGATTCAGCAGGCCATGCCGGACGGACTCATCGACGCCGAAGGTGCTCTCCGCCCCGGTGCTGCTCTTCTTATCCAGTATCGGGACCTTACTCTGGCTGCGGCGGAGCTGGCGGCGGAGATCAACGGAAGTGCCGACGAGACGGAGCGTCTGCGCAGAGAGGCCGAGGAGGCTACGCGCGAGGCCGAGCGAGCAGCACAGGCCGCAGAGCGCGAGCGCAGGGCGCGTGAGCGTGCAGCCGAACGTGCGGCTGCACTCCTTACATCGTACGAAGAGCAGGCCGCACTTCAGCGGGAGATAGCTCTGTATGGCGAGAACTCTGCGCAGGTTGAGGAACTCAAGGCACAACAGGCCGAGCGAGCTACTTTCGCACTCATAGACGCTCTCGACGTGAGCGGCGACGTGAAGAATAGTCTCTACGATGCGTATCAGGAGCTCGTCAGTGCCACGGGCGAAGCCTCCCGCCTTACCGACGAGGCCGCGCGGACGAAGGCTGAGTTCGACGGAATATCGTCAGCACTGCGAACAATCCAGGGCCAGATCTCGAGCCTGAACCTGAGTAACGTGGGCAGAGAAGCGCGTCTCGCTGCACTCCAGGGCGGAGAGTCGGAACTTCGCGCGACAGCATCGGCGAACGTAGCCATGCGCAGAGCAGAACTTGCGCCTGCTCTCGGGTCGGCGGAGGGTGCTATTCGCACTGCGGCCCAGCAACAGTTGGATGACTACATTGCCGCACAAGAGAGATCACTCGTAATCGACGAGCAGACCAACAGCATCCTCGATGAGAGGAGGGCTGCCGATAGGGAGACCGGTGGTTCGGGTGACAGACAGCGCGACGTTCTGGCCGATCTCGTCGAACGTGTGCGGCTGGAGCGCGAGCTTCTCGGCGTGTCTGAGGTCGAGCGCGACGTGCGCATGGCCGTCGCTCGTGCAGAGAACAGGTACAGCGAGCAGGCAATACAGAATGCGATGCGCATTATCGAGGCAGAGCGGGCCGTCATCGAGCAGCGCAGAGAGATGGAGCGTCTAGCCAACTTCCTCGGCAGCCAGATGGAAGATGCACTCATGTCAATGGTGGACGGCACCAAGTCAGTCGAGGATGCCTTCAAGGACATGGCTCGCGCCGTTATCGCCGAATTGTATCGGGTAATCGTAGTTCAGCGCATCGTCGGATCTTTCGGTGCTGGCGGTGGTGGTCTGCTCGGTGCGCTCTACGGTGGGTTCTACCCCAGCGCCAACGGCAACGTCTTCTCGGGCGGCAACGTGGTTCCGTTCGCAGACGGCGGCGTCGTCACGCGAGCCACCACGTTCCCCATGCAGAACGGCGGCGTCGGTCTCATGGGCGAGGCAGGTCCGGAGGCTATCCTCCCGCTCAAGCGCGGACCGGGGGGCAAGCTCGGTGTGGAGTCTTCCGGTGGCGGGGGGACTGTGGTGAACAACAACATCTCGGTGACAGGCTCCGACTCCGAGTCGGTTCGTCGCGAGATTACCAAGATGATACCGCAGATTTCTCGCGTGACTACGATGGCAGTCATGGACGCGCGGAAGAGGGGTGGTGCCATGAAGTCAACGTTCGGATGAGGTAGACAAGATGGCGATAACATACCCACTCAGCACACCAACGTCCATCGGTCTGAATCAGGTCATCCTGTACGCCGAGAACGCAGACGCAATGACCGAGTCTTCCTTCACGTTCTCCACGCAGGTGTTCAAGCATCCCGGAGAGAGGTGGCGCGCTTCAGTATCTGTGGCTCCGTGCAAGAAGGAGCTGGCTGAGCCTTGGGTCGCGTTTCTCTTGTCGCTGCGCGGGCGCGCGGGCACGTTTCTCCTTGGAGACCCCGCTCGCACGTCACCGATGGGAACAGCGACCTCCGCCACTCTTACGGGAAGTGCAGGTTCGTCCAGCCCCACCATCACGATGACCGGAACACTGCTCGCCGGGGACTACATCCAGCTCGGCACGGGTGACGACTCTACACTGCACAAGGTCCTCGTAGACAGGAGCGGGAGCGGCACCCTCGAGATATGGCCCAGACTCCGCAAGGCACGGTCGTCCGCCACAGTTACGCTCCAGGGTGCTCGAGGACATTTCAGGTTGTCAAGCGGGGTATCTTCGTGGCAAATTGATCAGGTGTCGAGCTACGGCATTACATTCGACTGCGTGGAGGTCATATGAGTAGAGTTATTCCTGAGAGTATGCAGACGGCTATCGCCGCACCCGTGGTGGAGCCTTTCTACGCGCTGGAGTTCCACCTAGACAGCGAGACGGTCAGACTCTGGACTGGAAACTACACACTCAACATATCTGGAAGCGACTTTATCGGAGCCGGAGAAATTCTCAGCATTTCCTCCGTTCAGGAGACCGCCGACACGCAGGCCAATGGCGCTACAGTGAGTATCTCCGGCATACCCTCCACCTATCTTTCTCTGGCCCTCCAGGAGCAGTATCAGGGCAGAGAGTGTCGCATGTTCTTCGGTATCTTGAGCAGTCCGGAAGATATGGTGGAGATCTTCTCCGGTGAGATCGATAAGATGGACATTAACGAGAATGCCGACACAGCCGTCGTAGTCGTGAGTGTCGAGAATGTGATGATTATTCTAGAGCGTCCCGCCGTGCGCAGATTTACCCACGAGGATCAGCAGACCAGATACCCCGGAGATCTTGGTCTGAAGTATGTCGCCACTCTGCAGGACAAGGAGTTCTTCTTCGGGAGGAAGTCGGCGTGACGATAACATACCAACAAGAGTTCATGGCGACCGTAGCTCCCGACATGCAGGTTCTCCTCGAGCAGCACTGGCAGGAGATTGCTCTGAATCAGGACAAGATTAAGCTCAACCCCGACTGGGAAGCCTACGCGGACCTCGACGCGGCGGGGGTCGCCAAGGCGTTCACTGCTCGGTGTGACGGTAATCTGGTTGGATACTTCGTGGTATTCTGCAAGAAGAATATACACTACAAGGATCATATCTTTGCTGTGAACGACGTCATATACCTGCACCCGGAATACCGCAGAGGAATGACTGGGATCAAGCTGATCAAGTTCGCGGAAAAGTGTCTTGCGGATGACGGCGTCTCCGTGCTAGTTGTGAATACAAAGACTCACCGTCCGTTCGACGCAGTTCTCGAGAGACTGAAGTTTGGTCTAACTGAGCGAGTCTACACCAAGTATATCGGGAGAGACTGATGGCAATCTCGGCACTTGTGGCGGCAGTGGTGACGGGTGCCGGAGTGACGACGGCTCTCGTCACTGGTGCGACTTTTACTTTCCTCGGACTTACTGGATTCGCAGCAGTCGCCGCCAGCTTCGCAGTCGGTACGGCTCTGATCTGACGCGCCTGTCG